AGGACCCGGCTGAGACGTTCCTGCTGTTCCGGCAGGAGGCGTTGGATGGCGAGTCTGACGCGACCCTGTATATCGAGACGAGCGCGGATCGTGGCGCCGACCCGATGGACCGGAAGCAGTGGCGGAAGGCTAATCCGTCGTTCCCTCACCGGACGACGGAGCGGGCGATGCTGCGGCTTCGTAAGAAGCTGAAGAACCCTGATTCGTGGAACCGTGAGGCGCTGGGGATTTACGACCAGGTCGTCAAGCAGTTCTCGCCGTTTAACGGCGTGCTGTGGGCGGATGGTGCCGATGTTGGGCCTTCGCTGGATGCGAAGCCGTCCGCGCTGGCTGTTGACATGTCCCATGCTCGCGACATTTCAGTGTCTGCGTGTTGGCTCGAGGCTGATTCGGCGCATGTCGAGGAGGTCTGGGCGGGCACGGATGAGGCTGCTGCGGTGGAGTGGGTGGCTGATGCGTGGAAGCGAGCTGGCCGCCGTTGCCCTGTGGTTATCGACGGCATGAGTCCCGCTTCGACGATGGTTGCAGCGTTGCGAGTTCGCAAGGTCAACGTGCACGTCGGTTCGGCTGGCGACATGGCTAAGGGTTGCGGGCTGGTGGCGTCCGATCTTGAGGCTGGGCGCCTTACTCACGCCGACCAGGAGTCTGTGAACGACGCCCGTGAGGGTGCGCGTAAGCGGGCGATCGGCACGGCTGGTGGTTGGGGCCTTGACCGTCGCGACCCTGCAGTGAATATCGCCCCGATGGTCGGCGTAGTCCTGGCCCGACTTGGGGCATCCATGAATCAGCGTCCAACGTCGTCTGAGTCAGTACGTGAAGGCAGATCTAGCAGCGGGCGAGAGTCCGACACGAGAGAGGCGGTGAGGTAGTGACGCAGTTCGACACGCTCACCGTTCCCGGTCTGACTGATGATGAGCAGCGCACCTTGAACCGGCTTGCCGCCGAGCTCAAGGCGAAGACTGGGTCGAACCTTCTGCGTCAGCAGTTGTACGACAACAAGGAGACGTCGCGCCGGATCGGTGAGACGATCCCGCTGCAGTATTTCAAGATGGGCATCGCCCTAGGTTGGACTGGCAAGGCTGTCGACGGTCTCGGCCGGCGCTGCAACCTTGAGCGGTTCGTTTGGGCTGACGGCGACCTCGACGCGTTGGGTTCGCGCAAGGTTTGGGATGACAACAACCTTGCGTCGGAGATCAACTCCGCAATGGTGTCGTCGCTGATCCACGGCCCCGCGTTCCTGGTGAACACGGTCGGCATGGAGGACGAGCCGGAGTCGCTGATCCACGTACGCGACGCGCTCAGCGCGACGGGAACTTGGAACCCTCGCCGCCGCAGCCTTGACGATGTTCTTTCAGTGACGAGCCGCGATGAGGACAACGCCATTACGGGTTTCGTCCTGTACTTCGACGGCTTGACGGTGTCGGCTGAGAAGTCGGGTGTCCGTTGGTTCGTGGATCGTCAGGAGCACCCCTGGGGGATGCCTGTTGAGCCGCTGGTTTACAAGCCTCGTGTGGGTCGCCCGTTCGGTTCGTCGCGGATCACGCGCCCGATCATTGGTCTGCAGCGTCAGGCTGTGCGGTCGCTGATCCGGCTCGAGGGCCACATGGATGTCTATTCGTACCCGGACTTCTGGCTGTTGGGTGCGATGGCGAAGGACGTCAAGGGCGAGAGCGGCGGGAACGTTGCTGCGATGGCTGCGGCTCTGGGTCGCATCCGCGGCATCCCTGACCTGCCGGTGGATGACCCGAACGCCCGCGACAGCAACCTTGACCGTGCGGACATCAAGCAGTTCCCGGCGTCTGCCCCAACCCCGAACCTGGCGTCTCTGAACGCGTTGGCGAAACTCTTTGCGCGTGAGGCGAACCTGCCGGATTCTGCGGTGGCGATCACGGACATGGCTAACCCGACGTCGGGCGAGTCTTATGACGCGTCGCAGTATGAGCTGATCGCTGATGCTGAGGGTGCGATGGCTGATTGGTCGCCGGCTGTGAAGCGTTCGCATGTGCGGGCGTTGGCGATTCTGAACGGTGCGTCGGAGGTGCCTGCGGAGTGGGCGTCGATTGAGCCGCGTTGGCGTGACCCTCGGTACACGTCTAAGGCTGCGATGGCTGATGCTGGCCTGAAGCAGTTGCAGGCGGTTCCGTGGCTTGCGGAGTCTGAGGTTGGGCTTGAGCTGTTGGGTTTGGACGCGCAGCAGATCCGGCGCGCTCTGGCCGACAAGCGGCGCATCGCTGGGCGTGGCGTTCTGGACGCTCTGCGTCAGGTGGTGAGCGATGGCAACACCACTGGAGGCGCGGGAGGCCCTGGCGGGTCTAACGGCGCTGGCGCGGCGTGACCTGTTCTCACTGTTCGATGCGCTGAGGGATCTGACCGCCGAGCAGACCCGTGACGTGTTGCGGGAGATCCTGCCGACGCTTGGGCTTCAGTACGGGGACGCGGCTGCGGCCCTTGCCGCGGACTGGTATGCGCAGTTGCGGGACGAGGCCGGCGCTCCCGGCGTGTTTGACCCGGTGCTTGCGACCGAACCTGACAGTGGCCGGTGGGATTCTCTGGCGCGGTGGGGCGTCGCCCCATTGTTCCAGGCGACACCCGATCTGGGGTCGGCGCTGACCCTGATTGCGGGTGGTTTGCAGCGGTCGATCGCTGACCAGCACCGGCTGACCATCGTTGACTCGTCCATCGCGGACCCTGCCGCGGCGGGGTGGAAGCGCGTTGGGGTTGGGGCTAACTGCGGGTTCTGCCGCATGTTGATCGACCGCGGCCACGTCTACACCGAATCCGGCGTCACGTTCCGCAGCCACGACCACTGCAACTGTGCAGCGTCCCCATCCTTCGCCGACAACGTCGTGAAGGTTTCCACCGAGCCTTACCGGCAGTCGCAGCGCAACCGCTCCGACGAGACGAAGGCCAAGGACAACGCCCGAGCCAAGGCGTTCATCGCCGACAAGTACGGCGACAACTAGACCACCCGGTTAACGGGTTTACGCCTACGCGCAGCGGTCAATGCGCGGTCGATGGAGGAACCATGTCCGACGCAGCAACCCCCGAGGGCGGCAACACCCCCAGCGGAGACACGCCCCCCGCTGACGAGTTCAAGCCGATCACGTCCCAGGACGACCTGAACCGTGTCATCTCAGAGCGCGTCAAGCGCGCTGAGGCGAAGTTCGCGGACTACAAGGATGTCAAGGCCAAGGCCGCTCGTTTCGACGAGCTCGAGGCTGCGAACCAGACGGAAGCCGAGAAGGCAGCCAAGCGGGTCGCTGAGCTCGAGGCAGAACTCAACAACACCCGCCGTGACTCGCTGCGACTGAAGATCGCGAACGACCACGGCATCACCGATGCGGACGACATCGACCTGTTCCTCACTGGCGCCGACGAGGAGACCTTGACCAAGCAGGCCAAGCGTCTCGCCGACCGTACCGCCGACCGCAAGAAGCAAGGCAATCGTGTGCCCAACGAGGGCACCAACTCACCTTCTGCCGACAGTGCCGAACTGGAAACAGTGCGCGGCCTGTTCGGCGGTTAACCCGAAAGGATTTCGGCAATGGCCGTCATCGGAACTGGCAACATCACCCTGCCCAAGAACATCGCCGCTGGCATGTTCGCCAAGGCCCAGACCGGCTCTGCCGTCGTCGCCCTCTCGGGCGCCGAGCCGCAGCAGTTCGGCGAGGTCACCCACATGACCCTCACCGGTCGCCCCCGCGCCGAGCTCGTCGGCGAGGCTGCTCAGAAGTCGTCGACCACGACCACGTTCGGCACGAAGGTCGTCACCCCGCACAAGTTCCAGGTGACGCAGCGGTTCAACCAGGAAGTCAAGTGGGCCGACGACGCCTACCAGCTCGGCATCCTGCGGACCCTCGCCGCTGAGGGTGGCGACGCTCTGTCCCGCGCCCTCGACCTTGGCGTGTTCCACGGCATCAACCCCCTCACGGGTGCTGTTGCTGCGTCCATCGCTGCCGGCGACAGGGTCGGGACCACGACCAACAGTGTCGAGATCACGACCGCTTCGCTGACCACGCCGGACCTCGTCATCGAGCAGGCCGCTGGCCTCGTCATCGGCGACGGTTACGTGCCTGACGGCATCGCGTTCGACCCGTCCTACGCGTGGACCGTCGCCACGTCGCGGTACTCGGACGGTCGCAAGAAGTACCCCGAGCTCGGCTTCGGCAGCAACGTCACCACCTTCGAGGGGCTGCGCGCCTACTCCTCGAGCACCGTGTCCGGCGCCCCGGAGATCGCCTCCGCGTCGGGCATCAAGGCCATCGTCGGCCAGTGGGACCTCCTGCGTTGGGGCGTCCAGGTCAACGTGCCGGTCGAGCTCATCGAGTTCGGTGACCCGGACGGCCAGGGCGACCTGAAGCGCCAGAACCAGATCGCCCTCCGCATGGAGGTCGTGTACGGCTGGGGCGTCATGGACCTCGACGGCTTCTCCGTGGTCGTGGACAAGGTCGCGAACGTCTGATGGGTCGCTTCCTGAACAAGGCGACTGGCGTCACGTTCAGCGTTGACGACAGCAAGGACGAGCGGTTCGCGGAGGGCTTCGAGCCTGCGGACAGCGAGCCCAAGAAGGCGCCGGCCAAGAAGGCTGCCGCCAAGTCGAGCAAGTAACAAGGAGGGGGTGACCCGTGGCTTCTATCATCACCGTTGCCGATCTGCCGATTGCGTTGCAGTCGGGCGAGTTGGTTGAAGTGATGGTGGCCGGCGCGA